GATGCACAAGGCCTTGCAGGTGCAGCGCGAGTTCCTGCAGGAGAAAGGCCGATCGCCAACGATGGCCGAATGGTGCGAGGCCTTAGACACCAACGAGGAAACGCTGCTGCTGGTAATGCAGCGCTCTACCCCTCACGTCAGCCTGAACGGCCTAGCGACAGAAGATGGCTCCCCGTTGATTGACCTGATCGCTGATGAGCGCACCCCGTCTGATAGCTGGGAAGACATCGGCCAGATCGAGCAATATGAGCAGCTGAAGCTCGCCTTTTTTCGTCTGAGCGAAGCCGAGAGGGATGTTGTCTCTAAGCGCTTTGGTCTTGACGGTCATGACGTAACGACCTTTACGGACATCGGTAAGCAAGCCGGCACTACCCGCGAGACTACTCGGCAGAATTTCATCAAAGCTTCGAACAAAATCAAGCTTTTTATGAACGAGCACAGTAGCCCTTATTCATTGGCGGCCTAACAAACGCTTCCACCAAGGCCGCAGGCTTGCCACGTCATCAGCTAAGGCCAGTTTGATCTCTAGCTCTGCGATGTAACGGACCGCTTGGGTCATTAGCTTTTGGTGGTAAGCGGTTTGGCGCGCCAGCTGTGCGCAAAGCTGCGTCACCTCTTGCAGGTTGTCGGACGCAAGGATTTGTCTAGCCTGATGTTCAAGCGCTAGCTCCTCTTGCAGAGTAAATTCCACGACCATCCATTCTCCGCAATGTGACATGACTTTCTGGGCTGGATATTGCAACAGTAGCGATTACATGACACCACCGAAAATTGAAAGAATTAAAAGAAACAACGAGTTTTATTGGCGCGTGTCATACGCAGGCATGGAGATACTGCACCGTCAAGACTGGCAAGCAGTCTGGCATTACGAACAGGCGTGCCGGTTTTACGGCGAGGCTACAAACGCGGACCAAACGTCAGATCATTGATGATCATGGCCCATCCGTTGCCAGGTCCTTCGATTTCCCACCGGAACAGAAAATCATCCCAGTCGTAACGGACGGCAAAACCGTTGCTGTTAATGAGCTGCCCGGTGCCCATGTCGTATTCACCGCGCGGATCGTGGACAACGAAGTAATCGTTTTCTTTGACCCCGATGACGACGGCCCAATGGCCAAAGCCTTCAGGCGGTCTGCCGGTGGTGATGTCGCCGCGATGCAGAAAGCCGACAGCTACAGGGCGACCAGCTCGCACCTCTTCCACGAGCAGGTCTGCTGACCCGTCTTGAATGAACTCAACGTCTGCACCTAGCTCAGACATTGCTTTTAGATGACTGATGACCTCCTCAGTCGGGCCGTATTTCATCCGTACCCGGTAATACTCCCATTGATCAGCGATCAAGGCATAGGTGCCGGCCACCATGGCCATTGCCGTCGTGAAGCACTGAGTTTCACCAGACGGCAGGTCTAGCTGGTTGAAATAGGGAACGTAATTCCACTTAGTCCGATCTTTGCCAGAGGCTTTCCATAGCTCGAACCACTCGGCATCGTGCCGTAGCAGCTCCTCTGGCATGTCTTCCTGCAGTTTTTGAATAGCGGCCAACTGATGTGGCTGCCCACTAAACCGTGCGAAAAACTGATTTAGCTGCAGCACCATTGGCACCATCCAATCGAGCACGATCAGTCTTTACCAGGCCAGAGCGCTTTTTCAACCCAGTCAACCAAGTTGTCATCAACCCGGTTTTCAGTGGTTTTGGCGTAAGCACGCAACAGGTCAACGACCAAGCGCTTTACGCCGTCGGTCTTCATGAAGCGGAAGACGATAGGCCGGATCAGAGCAAGCATGGGTTTTGCCTTTTGCAAAAAGTCTAGGCCTGATTCTTTGGGCCTTCCAGTCTTGCAATCGCCCGCTCTGCTGCGTTAAGGCGACTAAAAATCTCAACGCGGTCAGTCCTGAGATCTTTGTGCAGCTCTTCTAGCTGACCAGCAATGTTGTCTACGCTGGCACTAAGGCGCACTAGGCAATCGCGGTCTTGCGCGGTTCGCTTGCTGTAGCCATTCAGGCTAAATAACAAGCCTGACAACGCAGCTCCAGTAACAGCCGCTGCCAGTTCAACCACAACACCAAAAGGCTCTATCCATCATGGCAGAACCTAAAGAGCAGGAAGAACGCGAGCATTCACATGGCATCAATGTGGCCGATGTCGTGCGAATGATGGTGCTGGGATGGAGCGCCACACTTCTTACTGTGTCTTATTTGAATATCATTCCGGGAATGAAGATGGATAGCACTTTCGTCGCCTCGCTTTTGACAGGTGCTATGGCTGGTTTTGGCATTGAGCGCAAAGCTCCAGGACAAAAGAAAAAGGAAGGCCCTACAGTTAATCAAGAGCAGGCCAAACCAAAGGCATGAAGCGCGTTCTATTTGTAGCTGTCACGCTGCTAGCCGCGGCCCCGGCACAAGCTGACATTATGCATAAGATCCAATCCAGCATTCAATTAACGGTTGATGCAGCCGCTAGCGCAGCCACCAGAATCGGAACCTCCTACAGCGTCAGCGGATCTGGGGTCTCGACTACTGATGGAACAAATGCTGGCGTCGTTGGCGGTCTTGGGTCTGTTACTAACGGTATCCCTAGCCTTACCACGATTACTGCAAGCCAAGCCACCAGCGGTAATAGCTTTTCCTTCAGCCAGTCCTATCTGGAAGGCGATAGCACTGCCACCACTTCAACAACAGTAACTAGCGGAGTAGTTGGTTCGCTTCCTTTGTATGGCAGCACAACCACAACGGCAGGTGGTGTCGCAGGAAGCTTGGCCGGCACCATTGATTCGGCGCATGGTTTGACAGTGACGGCAGGTGGCGCTGGCACCTCAGCAACAGGTCAAATGGTTACCGAAATCAGCATCGACTGATGCGTTGGCTGCCAATCCTGCTGCTGCTAACAACGCCTGCAGTAGCTGTGCCTGTAGTGCCTAATTTCCGCACAGGCACCACAACCAGTCGGACAGAGTCAACAACGCAGGTCACGGAGACCATACGCTCTGTTGATTACTCGACTGGGTACACATATTCGGCAAGTGGTACTAACGTTCAGCATTCAGGCAGCTCCATGCTGCCAAAGGCCGCTCAGGTTCAATCCCAAACCGTCAACGGTGTTCGATCAACTTGGACTGGTTTAGCTCTCGATCAAAAGCCAACTTGGCAAATGACCAATCCCGGCGCCTCTTTTCAGTTCGTCGAGTCTTACAGCGGACCTGGGCTTTCGACCGTAACCGACATCGAACGCACAACCACAATCCAAAGCGTTACCGATACCACTTCGGTCTTTGGGCCCTAATCCTGTTGCCAAATCAGGCATTAGCTCAGGCCAATGCGACTGCAGCGCCTGTTGCGTCTAGCACCGGTTCAGTAACGAACATGGCAGTTCAACAGCTGACAGGGCCATGGCCCACTAATACCTATGGGCCAGGCTTGTCATGCCAAGGCCCGACCTTCAATATCTCGCCATTTATCACCAAGAGCAACTCTTATGCTCTGCCGTTCCAGAACACGGTCAGCACGCCCTATTACGATCCCACCGACGACGATGAAAACGGGGTGCCGGATAACCCAGGAAACATCCTTTTCTACCAAGAGATCCCGAGCCGTCAGAAAGACAACCACAGCCTGAATTTTGGCGTTAGCGCCACGCTATCCATACCGTTAGACGGTGGATTACAGCAACGATGCAAGGCCGCGGCCGATACCCAAACCGCTTTGCAGCGTCAAATCCTTGCCAACAAACGACTTGATTTTGAACTTTCACGCCTGCGGCATTGCGGGGAGCTAGCCCAAAAAGGAATTAGCTTCCATGCCAAAAGCAAGTTTTACGTTGTTTGCTCAGATGTCGTATTAGGCCCAACGCCAAATCAGAAGCCTGTGCCGCACTATCACCAGATCAAGGTTTTAGAGCCCGACGCAAAGCGCGTATTGCCCGATTCCGGTCACGCTGAGCCAGCCGCCGTTCCCATACAGAATCAATCCTCACCGGCTTACCCCTTGCCTGTGAAACCTTTTTCACCACCTTCTTTACCGTAGGTTTGATCAGCTTCAGGATTAAGTCCGAGAACGGTTTGGCAACCAAGGCAGCAGTTGCCGCCACCAAGGCAATCGTTGTCGTCGTAACGACAGCCTCCACAGGCGGTAGTCCGTCAATCGCCTTTTCCAAAAACGGCTTCTGATTACCCGCCTCTTGCGTAATCGGTAATGCCGCTGGCGTTGGTTTTGGCAATCCACGGATCGGCGGTATTTCAATACCAGCCTCCGATTTATCCTCGTCATCCTTTTGGGTAGATGGTGCTACCGGAAGTGGTATCGGCGTAAATTGATGCGGCGTATACTCCATCGGCTCAAACGATGGGAACTCGCCTTGCGGTGCCACAAGAATTGGCAGACCTAAATCAAGAGTGACAGGAGGGCCTGCAGGGAGTTGCAACGGAGCAACATCCCTTATCGCAGGCACCTTAATGCTCTGTATTTCAGGCATTAAAACGGCAGTGCCGGCCCCGTATTCATAGGCAATCCGCCTTTGATTCCGTCCAGTTTGCCGTCAATTTTTTTATTGAGTTCAGACTGAATCTTTTCTTGCACACCAGCGCCTAAACGCTCTACAGCTTCTTTTTCCCAGCGGTCTAGCTGGTAGATCGAAAAGAACAAAACGCCAACAAAGGTGCTAGTGAAAACAAATGACGCGAACGCCATTGCATTGAAAACACGTTGCATGGTTAGATCACGGTGCGAGTCTGGTAGTTGGGGTCGGACTCATCTAGATGACATTCTGGCCCAAATCCCGTGGCCTTTATCTCTTCGCTCAGCTGCTCAGGCTGGCCAACGATTTTGGTGGCGCTGTCAGTTTCAAACCCCTTTAGCCACTCACGCAACCGATCGCCTGTCGGAGTCTTAGGCGGCCACGCAACGAACTTGAGCATGGCTTTGCGGTCCTTAAACCACATCGACACGTCAGGCTTCCAAGCTATGTAGTAAGCCCCATTCCAAGCGTCATACGTCCTGCTAATACGCAGCCCAGGCGCATCAAACTGGTCAATCTTCATTGGCTAAAACCTTTCGCTCTGCAGCGTATGGCGGCTCGCTGTAATAACGCCACAGGTCGTCAAGATATGGCACAAGCCAGCGGTCAATCGGGAAACAGTAGTCCCAGTTGTCTGGCTTAAGGCAGCCAAGCACAACAGTGCGCCAAAAAGCGCCTGCATAGTTGCGCGTTATTAGCAGCTGTTCAAGC